GTTCGATGCGCAGGCACCGAAACCCCAGGAGTCCGGAGTGCAGTCTGCTCCTTCTCGCAGGGTCATTGCCGATGCCGGCGCACCCCCAACAGCAGAGGCCGCCGATGAAGAGTATCAGCGGTATCAGAGGGAAGAGGTCGAGGCAGAACGGCTGGCCGCAGAGCAGGCCGCCACTGCCGGGGCCGATCCTGGAATCGAATCAGAGCCGGTCACAAGGAAGAACACCCGGGCCCGAGTGTTACCCACGCAGAACCCTTGTGGACGCTGCCAGGGGGCAGGGACGTTGGATGGCGGGGGTGCCTGCCCTGTCTGTCATGGGAAAGGGCAGATCGCGCAGTGGGGGAGGAAGGCCCGTGGCTAGCCATGTCGGTAACCAGCATTGGCTGCCATGCGTTGAGTGTGATAAGCCTCGCCACTACTACTGGCGCTGTCAAGAGCATTTCCGTGAGTACAACCGAAAGAACGAGAAACGCAAGAGGCAGCGAAGACGGCAGATACAGAACGGCTTGCCTGTCCACACTCGTATCTGCATCGACTGCATGAAGCCGTTCCTGTCGCAGCGTGGGTTCAATCTTTGCCTGCCCTGTGCTGATAAGGTCATGCTGCTGGCGGGGTCAAGGACGCTTGATAAGCGGGGCATCAGGCAGATTACCGCGGCCCACTACCATGCAGCGCTTTTGAGCTATTACGGGACGAAGTACAGGGCCACCCATAAGCCAAAGATACCGCTGTCTGCCCTCGGGGTCTTTGACACCCTATGATCCCCTGCAAAAACCCGCAACACCCTGATGGCACAAGCAAGTTCACCATGGTGCTGGTCCAGGACAAGCCTACCGAAGAGGTCTGGGCGTGTAAGGCTTGCATGGACATCCACAAGGTCTATTCCATCCAGGTCAAGACCAAGCGGAAGTACCAGCAGCATGTCCGGGCCGACCTGAGACGGAAAGGGCTGTTACCTCCGAAGCCCCGGCCTGCCCCGATGCCAAAGTTCTACAAATGAGGTCACACATGGAAACCGCTGTTCAGAACTACCCTAAGAAGCGTGGCCCCAAGCCAAAGGGGCAAACCAACATGACGGCGCTGGTCCAGCAGCGCTGGGACGCAGTGAAGGCCGATGAAGCCTCGGTCAGGTCACGCTATCGCACAGAGCTGGAGTTGCCGGCCGCTCTTGCTGAGCTCGCTGCACTGCGAAAGACCTGTGAAATAGCAGCGGGCGAGATCAACCAGCGGACAGACGGCTCAGGCCAGAAGTGCGCCTCCTGTGGGTCCTTGATGGACGGAAGACGTGCTCCGACCATGATTGAGCCGGTACGAGACCCTGCTACCGGGACGCTGTCGAACAACTACTATTGCTCGATCATCTGCGTGCAGCGCAGGAACCTGAAGAAGCTCGGTCGTGAGGAGTTAATCAAGTAGATGCCGTTAGATCTCGATGCTACTGCGAAGTTTTTCTCTACTCTGCATATCCGGGACAGAGACGTGGGGACTCGCAAGCAGTTCAAACTGCGCCCGCAGCAGGTCGAGATCATGGAGCGGTGCAAAGAGCACATCGCAAAGAAGCGCAGGCTCTATGTCATCTTCCTCAAGGCAAGGCGTGTTGGGATTTCCACGTGGGCCTCTGCCATCCAGACTGCTCACTGCCTGTCGAAGTCAGATGGGCACGCTGCCATCATTGCCCAGATCCGGGAAACCTCTTCTGAACTCTTTCAGCAGGCCGCAGGCTTTGCCAAAGACCTCCGGCCCATCCTCCCGGACATCGGTATCGGCGCCAAGCAGCTGACCTACCCTCATCAACGCTCAGAAGCCTCGAATCTAAGGCACTACACCGCCGCCACCGTCCATGGCACCCGTGGGTTGACGTTCTCTTCTGTCCATATGACTGAGGCCGCCTTCTACCCCTATGAGGGTGCTTACACGGCCATTCTGAATACCTTGTCGAAAGACCCGGACAACATCTGCCTCATTGAGACGACGGCCAACGGCATGGAAGGTCCGGGAGAAGCCTATTACGAGTACTGGCAGGCGGCCGAGGGTGGCGACAATGAGTTTCTGCCGATCTTTCTGCCATGGTATGAAGACCCTGAATACGTAATGGACCCTGAGGCCGCCGAAGACGCTCCTCGTGACGACTACGAGCGGTACCTGATGCACGACCTCAAGGACCATCGTTCAGGGAAGAGTATTCGTCTGGGAAAAGACCGCATTGCGTGGTTCCGGGATACGCTGTTCTCAAGGTGCGAAGGGTCACTGGATAAGTGGAAGGCTGAATTTCCATCAAGCCCGATGGAAGCTTTTATAGCCACGGGGTCTCCCGCCTTTACCCATGAGGAGCTTCAGTTTGCGCATTCATCGCAGGAACCGCCGCTGCATCGTGGATATATCGTTCCTAATGCTTTGGGCAAGATGAGCTTCGAGGAAGAACGCAGTGCCTCCGGAGATGACCTGCTGTTGATCTGGGAGTACCCCCAGCAACATGCACACTACTTTGCCGGGGTCGATACAGCGAGAGGCGAGGAGACGAACATCACCCCCGGCGACTATGCTGCCGTGGTGGTGTGGAACGCCGAGACCGGGCATATGGCTGCAAGGTTTATGGGACGGGTCTCCCCGGAGAAGATAGCGAAGATGGCGTCCGATATCGGACGGTTCTATAACGATGCTGCCCTTAATGTGGAACTCAATAACCTCGGCTATGTCGTGATGCGGGAGTTGAGGGACAGGCTTTTTTACCCTAACCAGTATCGCTGGAAGGGTAGAGATGACAAGTTCGATGGGAAACCAGGCACGGCGTTTGGCTTTGAGACCACCGATCGCTATCGCAGGATGATGTTCAACCTCTTCCGCACAGCGTTGTACCGCAAAGAGTGTGTTCCCAAGGACGCAGAGTTTGTTCGCCAGATGACTGCAACCAAGATGGAGATGGGATTTCGCTGGAACATTGCTGTCGGCCATGACGACGTGATGATGGCGGCACTGCTTGGGTGGATCGCCAAAGAACAGTTCCACCCGCAGGTCTGCAATCCTCGTAAACCGAAGAACCTGATCCTGACCCCGGAGCAGTTGGAGGCGGAGATGAAGCAGAAGACCGGCCTTGCTTCTCCTGAAGTATCATGGCTCATGGACGGCACCAGCACCGCTTTAGGGAGCCTGATGGTCAATGCGAACGACCATTTGCGGGAGATTGCCAAGTACGAGAAGCGGCATGGAAAGGTTGACCGCCTTGCAGGTATCTAGCCCATCCTCGAACCAGTTGTTGCTCCAATTCCCCTCAGGGCAGGAGAGAAAGGACTTTGAACAGTGCTTGCAACTGATGAAGAAATCACTTCTTACCTCAGAGATCACGGAGTCTCCGACACCGACATTGAACGCTACCTCCTCGAAACTCCCCTCGACTCGCCCCACCGACCAGAAATTGGGCCAGATCGAGAAGCAGCAGAGAGACCGCGTAGAGGCCGCCCAAAGAAAACAGGCAAAGCTGAAGCAGAACCGGGAAGGGTTACTCCCGTGGCGATCTCTCCCGCCGAACAGTACGCCGCAAAAGACCTTCTGACCCGGATTGGCCGGGACTTTGCTGAGAACCGCCAGAAATCCAAGTCGAAGGCGTTCGAGACTTACCAGCGAGACCTTGCTACCAACTCAGGTACGCTGGTTATGGGTGGAGCAGTGACGCTGAAGGAGCTGTCGGTGCTGCTGATGGACCTTGAGAGTTATATGAAGTCAACCGTAAAAGAGGGTGAGACGGCAGCTACACGGTTGCAGAAGTTCCTTGCCGGAGAGCTTGCCGATGAAGAATAGCTTGCTTCCCCGCGCATCTTGGTGCTTTACTGTGCCTGAGGTGTCTCATGGACAGAGCAAAGGAACAGGTGACTGCTCCCGGGATGTTTGATGGCGACGAAGATGCGTCCCGCAAGGACTATAAAAGGCGTGGGAAAACTCCCAAAGGAAAAAGTGGGAAGAGTGGGATGCGCAAGCACAAGCGCAGCCGGAGGCGGTAGATGCCGCTCGATAAATCAGGCTCTAAGGCATCGGTTGGAAAGAACATATCCCGTGAAGAAGAAGCGGGAAAACCCCATCGTCAGGCCATAGCCATTGCCCTCAATACCCAACGCAGGGCAAAACGTGGCAGCAAGCGGAGATAGGTCATCTCAAACGTCTATTCCATAGCGACAACCCGAAAGTCCAAGGGGACCGACTTCCGAGACCCTCGGGCCCGGCACCTTGAAGAGTGGAAGAAGCTCTCCTGTGATGCTCGTGATAAGGCCCTTGGTGAATCTATCTTCAAGGAAGCCGAAGACCTTTACACCCTGAAGAACGGTGGGTCGATGGTGCCTTCGTTCCGTCCTACCGTGACTATTCCGGAACTCCAGAAAATCTGCTTTGAAGATGCCAACAAACTCTCTGATCTGACTCCCCAGCCCTATATCTTCTCCTCAGGAGAGCGAGTCAAGGACAGGGAAGAAGCGCTTCAGGCCGAATGGCAGAGAGCAAGGGTCAACTACCATCTCATGTTTGCCGCGCTCCAGGCCCGCTATATCGGGGTCGGCTTCCTCCAACTCTGCTATTCGCCTGACCTGAACAACGGCCAAGGGGCGCTGTGGGTGAAGGCCAGAGACCCTAAGACGGTGGGGATGGACCCTTCTGCGGACTATGAGTGGGACCCCTCGTTCGTTTACTTCGAGGACTGGATGAACCTTGAGGAGGTCAGGAAACGCTGGCCTGATACGTCGAGGAACGTGACGCCCTTCTCCGGTGTTCCGCCGACGGGAATGGATTCAGGCTTTGGCATCCAGATGCCACCCGGCCCGATGCAGTCAACTCCCGGAATGGGGTCGATCCAGAACTCGAAGTCTACCGTCAACGGCAACATGGTGCTGGTGACCCATTGTTTCTGCAAGGACTACACCCGTGAAATTGTTGAGGCCAAAGACCTTCCTGACGGCGCACTGACTGATCCCGAGTTCCAGTGGAAGTACCCTTCAGGACGATGGCTGGTTGAGTGTGATGGTTACATCCTTTCGGATGGCGATAACCCGTTCCCGATGCGGACAGACATCAACGCACCAACGTTTCCGCTGTTCCCGATCTGGGCCCTGCCACCGCTCTATGGTCCGTGGGGAGTCCCGGTCACCCACCTGTCATTGAACTTGCAAACGCTGTCCGAAAAGATGTTTACGCAACTTTATGAGAACGCTATCCGTCTCAATAACGGCGTGTGGTTTGTTGATACGTCAACCGGAATTGATATCGAGGCATTTGGTGGGATGCCCGGTGAAGTCCAGCAGCTCAATCCAAATTCAAGGATTCCCGAAGTCAAGACCGGAGCAACCATGCCGGCGCAGGCTTACAAGTTCCCTGCTGACCTGCTGGAGATGCAGCGGAACCTGCATGGCATGACCCCGGCCCGCCAGGGGAACCCCGGAGCAGGGAACATTTCAACTGACCTCTTTGATGCCAGTGTCTTGCAGGCTTCAGGTCTGCTGCAACTCTCCGGGCGGATGCAGTACGGTACGTTAACCAACTTGATGACCGCCATGTACCGGACGATGTGCCAGTACATCCCCAATCGGAAGATCCCGTATCGCGGAGCAGACGGC